TCAGATGTCACTAAACGAAATAGAAATGGTCAGACGAAATCTGGTTTATACTCTTTGTTTATCCCAATGGAATGGAACTACGAAGGATTTATTGACGAGTACGGAGTTCCAGTTTTCACTACTCCTGATATCGATAGATTCGCACCAGACGGTGAACTAATAGATGTAGGTGTAATAGATAACTGGCAAAATGAAGTTGATGGTCTAAAATCAGATCACGATGGTTTAAATGAATTTTACCGTCAGTTTCCAAGAACAACAGAACACGCGTTCAGAGATGAGTCTAAAAACTCTATCTTTAATTTGGTAAAGATATACGAGCAGATAGATTACAATGAGGAGATGGTTAGGACACTAGGTGTTACTCAAGGTAATTTTCAATGGGAAAATGGTATTAAAGATTCAAAAGTTATATTTTATCCAGATAAAAAGGGTAGGTTTAAATTAAGTTGGGTTCCACCAGTTAACATGCAAAATAGAAGTTATCTCAAGAACGGTATTAAGTATCCTTCAAACGAACACATCGGAGCATTTGGTTGTGATAGTTATGATATATCAGGAACTGTTGATGGCAAAGGTTCCAAAGGAGCTTTACACGGTTTAACTAAGTTTAGTATGGATCAAGCTCCAGCTAATAGTTTTTTTTTAGAGTACTTATCTAGACCACCAACTGCTGAGATGTTTTTCGAAGATATGCTTATGGCTATAGTGTTTTATGGAATGCCAATACTTTGTGAAAACAATAAACCTCGTTTGTTATACTATTTACGAAGAAGAGGATATAGAGGGTTTAGTATGAATAGACCTGATAAGGTTTGGAACAAATTATCTGTAGCTGAAAAAGAAGTGGGTGGCATACCTAATTCAAGTGAAGATATAAAACAAGCCCACGCAGCGGCAATTGAAATGTATATTCAAAATTATGTAGGCCTACAGCAAGAAGGAGGATACGGTGATCTGTACTTCAATGAGCTTTTAAACGATTGGAGTAGATTTGATATAAATAGAAGAACAAAGTTTGATGCTTCAATTAGTTCTGGGTTAGCCATTATGGCTTGCAACAGGCATTTGTATGCTCCAAATCAAACTATAGAAAAACAACCGGTTAATATTAATTTCGCTAAATATAATCAAAGAGGTAATATGAGTAAAATAATTAAAAAATAAAGATGGCTGAATCAGTTATAAATAGATATTTTCCTAGTCAAGTAGTTAGTGATGTAGAAAAAATGAGCTATGATTATGGTTTAAAGATAGCTAAAGCTATTCAGCACGAGTGGTTTGGCGAGTCTCATGGAAGGTATCATGGTAATACAACTAAGTTTCACCAACTAAGATTATACGCAAGAGGAGAACAGTCTGTTCAAAAGTACAAGGATGAGTTATCTATAAATGGTGATTTGTCCTATCTTAATTTGGATTGGACGCCTGTTCCAATAATATCTAAGTTTGTTGACATAGTTGTTAATGGTATTGCCGAAAGAATGTACGATATAAAAGCTTATTCTCAAGATCCATTTGGTGTTGCTAAAAGAACCGAGTACATGAAAGACTTGGAAAACGATTTAAAATTAAAGAATTTTGAAGAGTTTGCTAAAACTAATTTTGGTATAAGCACTAAAAAAAGTAAAATTGAAGATGTGCCAGCTAATGCAGAAGAGTTGTCACTACACATGCAGCTTGACTACAAGCAGAATATAGAGATAGCAGAAGAACAAGCTATCAATATGCTTATGCGTGGCAATCAATATGATTTAACTAAAAGAAGGTTTTATCAAGATTTAACTATACTAGGAATAGGTGCTGTTAAAACATCTTTTAATACATCTGAGGGTGTTGTTATAGATTATGTTGATCCAGCTAATTTAGTTTACTCTTTTACAGATTCACCTACTTTTGATGATATATACTATTGTGGTGAGGTTAAGTCCATACCAATAAACGAATTAGTAAAGCAATTTCCGTTTTTAAAACATGAAGATCTAGAGGAGATAGTAAAGACTAGCGGTATGGGCTCAAGCAATTACCATGGTCATGATAGAACACAGGGTAAAGATGTAAACAAAGTTGATGTACTGTATTTCAATTACAAAACCTACATGAACGAGGTTTATAAAATGAAAAAAACAAACACAGGATCAGACAAAGCAATTGAAAAAGATGATTCTTTTAATCCACCTGAAGATGATAGATACGAAAAAGTAGCTAGATCTTTAGAGTGTTTATATGAAGGCGTTTACTTGTTGGGTAGTAATAAGCTATTGAAATGGGAGCGAGCTAAAAACATGATGAGATCTAAAAGTGATTACACTAAAGTAAAGATGAATTACAGTATCTCAGCGCCTAGGATGTATGAAGGTAGAATTGACTCGTTAGTAAACAGAGTTACTGGCTTTGCTGACATGATACAACTCACACATTTAAAGATACAGCAAGTGCTTTCGCGAGTTACTCCGGATGGCGTTTATTTAGATGTAGATGGTTTAGCTGAGGTTGATTTAGGCAATGGAACAAACTACAACCCTCAAGAAGCTTTAAACATGTTCTTTCAAACAGGTTCGATTGTTGGTAGATCATACACTCAAGATGGAGATGGTAACCCAGGTAAAATACCTATCCAAGAAATATCTAACGGTAATGGTGGTCAGAAAATGCAAAGCCTAATAACTACTTATAACTACTACCTCCAAATGATAAGAGATGTAACTGGGCTTAACGAGGCTAGTGACGGATCAACTCCAGCAGAGAGATCTTTGGTTGGTGTTCAGAAGATGGCGGCTGCAAATTCCAATACAGCTACAAGGCATATACTACAAGCGGGTATGTTTTTAACAGCTGATGTTGCTGAGCAACTTTCACTTAGAATATCTGATATCATAGAGTATTCGCCTACAAAAAATGCTTTTATAGAATCTATAGGTGCTCATAACGTAGCTACTCTTGAGGAGATGTCAGAACTACACTTATACGACTTTGGTATATTCTTAGAGCTAGAGCCAGACGAAGAGGAAAGAGCAATGTTAGAAAACAATATCCAAACAGCTTTGTCTCAGCAAAGTATAGAGCTTGAGGATGCTATTGATTTAAGAGCTATTAAAAATGTTAAACTATCTAATCAATTGTTAAAACTAAGAAGAAAGAAAAAAGGTGAAGAAGATCAAAAGAACCAACTAGAACAAACTAAAGCCCAAGGTAAATCACAGGAAGATGTGGCTGCCGCACAAGCAAAAGCAGAAGAAGATAAACAACAATCAATTGTCAAGACGCAATTAAAATTAGAAGAAGTAAAAACAGCTGGTAAATCTCAAATACTAAACCAAGAGTCTAGTATTAAAGAAAAGTTAATGAAACTAGAGTTTCAATACGCAATGCAGTTAAAACAGCTAGAAGCAAAAACAAAAAACGCAGGACAACTCTTACAAGAAAACCGTAAGGACGATAGAACAAAAATGCAAGCAACACAACAGAGTGAAATGATAGACCAAAAGGAGAACGCTAAGCCAGCTAAAAACTTTGAGTCTTCAGGTGATAATAACTTAGGTGGGTTTAGCTTGTAAAATTATTAATTATTATTATATTATATCATGGCAAAAAAAGAAGAACCAATAGTGGACGGTGAAACTGGATCACTAAAAGTAAAAGAAAAAGTAGCAAAACAACCAGAAGGTAACGAAACAAAAGGAGATGTTACTAAGGTTAAGGCAAAGATGAAAATGAAAGCTGAGGTTGAAAGCGAAGAGCCAATCAAGGTTGATTTAAGCAAGCCACCAGAAGAAAAAACAGTTGAAGAAGTTGAGCCTAAAGCGGAAGTGCAAGAAGAAGTGCTGGCAGAGACTGGGACGTTAGAAGAAGTTAATACAGAAGAGGTGGAAGAAGCTGCTGATGTAGCTAGCGCCGCTATAGAAGAGTCTATGGCTACTGGAAATCCACTTCCTGAAAACGTACAAAAACTAGTTGACTTTATGGAAGAAACTGGTGGAGATCTAAATGATTATGTTAAGTTAAACAAAGATTACTCAGAGGTAGACAATCAAACAGTGTTACAAGAGTACTATAGACAAACTAAACCACACTTAGATGCAGAAGAAATTAACTTCCTTATGGAAGATCAATTCTCATTCGACGAGGACGTAGACGAAGATAGAGATATAAAAAGAAAAAAACTAGCGTTGAAAGAGCAAGTTGCTAACGCTAAATCTCACTTGGAAGAGACAAAATCCAAATACTACTCAGAAATTAAAAGTGGATCAAAACTCACTGATGAGCAACAAGAAGCAATTAATTTCTACAATGAATCGCAGAACGATCAACAGCGTCAAACTGATGCTAAATCTAATTTCTTAAATAAAACCAACAGGTTTTTTGGAGACAAATTCAAAGGTTTTGAATATAACGTCGGAGATAAGAATTACAGGTTTAACGTTAATGATGTAAAAAAAGTAAAGGACACGCAGAGTGACATTAACAATTTCATAGGAAAGTTTCTTGATGAAAAAGGTTCAATGGCAGATGAAGCGGGTTATCATAAATCTTTATTTACAGCAATGAATTCTGATGCTGTTGCCAAACACTTTTACGAACAAGGTAAGGCCGACGCTTTAAAACAAAGCGTAGCTGAGTCTAAAAACATAAGTATGGATCCACGACAGGAGTTGACGGATAATATTAATACTGGTGGAATGAAAGTAAGAGCACTTGGCGATACAACTGCTGATTTTAAGTTCAAAATTAAAAACAATAAATTTAAAAATTAAAAATTACAATTATGGCAATTACACCGGGCGCAAGCCTAAATAGTGTTCCAGCTCCAAGACAACAGGCGCTAAACACAAATTATATTGACTTCAACACTGACATGGGTTGGGCTCAACAATATTTACCAGATCTTATGGAAAAAGAAGCTGAAGTTTTCGGACCGAGAACTATATCAGGATTTCTTTCACAAGTAGGAGCTGAAGAATCTATGAGTGGTGATCAAGTTATTTGGTCAGAGCAAGGTAGATTACACTTATCATACAAATGTGATATTGACGCTGATAACATTATCACTATCCAATCTGATATTGACGGAAACGGATTTGCTGCCGATGGGATGTTGAATCACGGTGTTAGATTAAATGACACGGTTATAGTAGCAGCTCCAACTGGGGTTTACAAAGGTGTTGTTACACTTGTTAACCTTACAGCAGCTACTTCTGCTGATATTACTGTTGCAACTTATGATGCAGTTACGATTCCAACTTCTGGAAATACAGCTGATTCAGCAACTACTCTTTTGGTTTATGGTTCTGAATTTGCTAAAGGTGTTGGTTACAACCAAGCTGATGGTACTACGGTAGAATCAAGAGGTGCTAACGAACCACAGTTCAAGACTTTCAGTAACAAACCAATCATCATGAAAGATTACTACGAAGTGTCAGGTTCTGATACGTCTAGAATTGGATGGGTCGAAACTACTGCTGAAGAAGGAAAATCTGGTTACTTGTGGTACTTAAAAGCTGAAGCTGACACAAGAGCTCGTTTTACTGATTACTTAGAGATGGCTATGTTAGAGGGTGAAATAGATCGCCTTGATGCTTCTTCAAATGACGTTGACTTACATTTATACGGTGCTGATGGTACAAACACTGTTGGTACAGAGGGATTATTCGCTGCTATTGAAGCAAGAGGTAATTTAACTTCTGGAATCACTGGTGTTAACGCTGCAACTGATTTAGCTGAATTTGATGCTATCTTAGCTGAGTTTGACAAGCAAGGTGCTATTGAAGAAAACATGATGTTTGTAAACAGGGCTACTTCGTTAGCAATGGATGACATGCTAGCTTCCATGAATTCTTACGGTGCTGGTGGAACTTCTTACGGAGTATTCAACAACTCTGAAGATATGGCATTAAACTTAGGTTTCTCTGGTTTCAGAAGAGGTTCTTACGACTTCTACAAGTCTGACTTCAGATACTTAAATGACTTAGCAACAAGAGGTGGTATTAACGCTGCTTATGCTGCGGGTGCTATTAGAGGGGTTATTATCCCAGCAGGTACATCTACTGTTTATGACCAGCAATTAGGAAAGAATCTTAAGAGACCTTTCTTACACGTTCGTTACAAAGCTTCTCAAACTGATGATAGAAAACTAAAAACTTGGGTTACTGGTTCTGTTGGAGCAACTACATCTGCTTTAGATGCAATGCAAATCCACATGTTATCGGAAAGATGTTTAGTTACACAAGGTGCTAACAATTTCATGTTAATGAAATAAGCATTTATATTTAAAACCGTCCCCTGAAATACGGGGATGGTTTTTCTTTTTATTAATTTATATTATATTATGGCTAAAAAA